TTGATACCAAATTCCAAATAAACATTTTATCTCCTTTCTGACAACAAAAAAGCGCCTAGATTACTATCTAAGCGCAAGATAGGCGGGACCGCCGAATGTCGCCCGCATTTCTCGACCCACTAGCTAAGTGGCGCGTTGGAGGCGGATACTTTTCAACCTCTATCTCTACTCTAAGTATATCACATATCATATTTAGAGTAAAGTATCTTTTGCTCACGTTTCAATTTATTTAATTTTTGTTTTTTAATTTTGTGATAGTGAATGATGTAGTTACCATCATCTTTTTGTATAAGCGCCGCTTCCATTAGATATTTCAAGCGTTCAGGGACTTTTTTATAAAGCAATACTGAATTGTTATGATGACCAGAGTTATCGGCGACATAATCTGGATTAGCGACTAATTCTTGCAACAATAACATTTGCTCTAATGGGAATTCTGTGCCATGCTTTTCTAAGATTTTTGCTAGATTTTTTCCAGTAACTCGTACATTCTTCAGCAATTCCTCAGTGCCAGGAACTGTAGGCAATTGTCCAATGATATAGTTTTCTGCGAGGTTCCGTTCGATATTCTTATAACTTACGCCCCCTTTTGATATATCATCCCACAAATTGGCAATATCATCTTTTAGCTTCTCAAAATCGTTATTATGAGCCGTGATATCACCATTCAATTCCTCCTCATCTGGTATCACCCCAGACCGACAGTTGAAATGAAAAGGCGGAGCATTTACCCCTGCCTGCATTTCGTCAATCAAATATCGCTTATTTTCCGCATGAATTCTTTTACAGATTTCAGTTGTCCGATTGTCCAGATGAACCAATATTCGATAGTATTTAAGTCCCGCATCCTTGTATCGCTGGACAGCTGACCGATTGACAATCATCGTTCCGTCTGTTCGAATGAGCGTTTCGGCTCGGCTATTGGCCACTTTATATTTCTGTGCCAAATCACGCGCCATTGTTCGAGGGTGATCTCCACGGACAAAGCCAGTTTTCAGAACCTTTTTTAAATCTTTGACAAGGTTGTCTGTATTCCCCCACAATTGCTGGCTGTAGTTGTAGCCGTTAAATGGCGTTTTTACCAGCTCTTTTAGTGCTGGTTCATTTATTGCACCAGTTCGACCGCTCATGGCCTTTTTATAGCCCATGAGAGCCATTTTTTGCAAATAGCTTTCAAATTTATCAGCAATGAGCCCTCTCGCTATACCCGCACGAAAGAGCATATCCAACTGCAAAGACTCTAGCCTTGTAGCGCGTGCGGTTGTGTACTGCTCATTCAACCTTTTAAGCAATTCTGGGTCTTTCTCGGCCTGCTCACGATACTTCTTGGCATTTGCCCGATAATCTGACAGGTCGGTGCCTTTCAATCGTTGTAGTGCCTCCTGATAGCCCATTGAGCCGTTCTCAGAATACTTGCTAACAAAATCGTAAAAAGCCTTTTGCATTTCGTTTGCTTGCTCTTGATAGACTTTATTTAATTCTCCAAAAAAATCAATATCTTTCCGGTCTAGATAGCGAAAAATTTCATCTGAGCGTTCTGACCAGTAATCAAGATGGTTTAGATTCGTTTTCTTGTTCATCATCGACCACCTCATTTACTGGTTCTAGTCGTGGTTCTGGTTGTTCTAAAGCTTCTTGCTCTTTCAAACGCTTCATCTCATCTGCAGCATCTACACCCGTAACTTGATTCAGCAATTCGAAAATAGTCTGATCACTAACAATTCCGTAAAGCGACTTAATCATCTCAACGATTTCTTTTTCGTTTTGCGGAACGTTTGGACTAAAGACTACAGAGGTCTCGTTGATGAGCTCGTAAGCTGTGTTTTCGTTGCCTTGGATTTTCCAGATATTAACTGCTAAACGTAAACGGCGCATAAGACCAGCTTCAAACAGGTCTTCTTGTTGCTCTCTGTAGTTATCACTGGCCATGAGCTTGTACTTCATTGACTCGCCTGATTGCGTGCCAGCGAAGTTGTTATCGAGTGTATCCGGTGTAAATGTAAAACGCAAAATATCATTGACTAAGCGTTGCTTGTATGCCTCTGCGCCTGCACTATCATACGACTTAATCAAATAGCTAGCGTCAGGATTCGCTCCGCCTGGATTCGGGTTGTCATCCAAAATGAGAACTTGCGCTTTCTTGTAAGCTTGCGACACATACAGCCGACCATTTGGATTGATTCGTCCATCTTCCAAAAAGTCGTTTTCCTCCGTTCCTGTGTATGGATTGCCTTTAATCATCAAGATGGCATCGTTGCTATTTTGCTGGAAGTTTGCAAGCTCAGACTGTGATAAGTCGTAAGCATCGATGTTGTCCAAAACCGACTCATAAGAACCTAAGCGGTCCTCGTTGTTGCTGTACTCATTTACTGGTACAGCTTTAAAGTAATGTTCTTGCTCGTCCTTAAGCGCCATTTTATAGCTATCCGTGGATTTCCACTCATAGCTATAAATACGATCTGCGGTATAGACTTTGATAATCGTCTTACGCTTGCTGTCTCCATAATCGACATCGTAGTAATTTATGGCCATGAGCGAGTTCTGCTCATAAGTATCGTCATAAATGACAAAAGTCTGCTCTGGACTAAGTTTATATAGCTTGACCCAAGCCTTGCTATCGCGCTCTGTGACTGTCAAAAGCTCGTAAGCACGACCGTACACGCACAAATCTTTCTTGATGGAGGAATTGTGTTTCTTCTCGTTGTTCTTAGCTGAAAAGTCCTTGATATTATCAAGAATAGCTTTGTTTTCATTCTTGTATTCGACCGGATTTCCCAGCATGTAACCCTGTTCAAAGATAGTGATGTACTTTGCAAAATCACTAGAAATGCGATTGTCTGCCGCAGTTTCGTCCGTTTTAGCAGGTCGATACTTGATATTGTTATCACCCTTATAGTAACGTTTCAACTCTTTTAACCGTGGCTGTTGCTCTGCTTTATGACGATTCACGTAGCGCTTTAACTGCTCGATCCAATTATCAGAACCGTATTCGATGACTTCGAAGTCTTCCGTCATCATCATAAAATGCTCATTTGACTTGCTGTCAAAACGCGTTCCGTTTAAGAATTTAACTTCCAATTTTACCTCCTAAAATAATAAGATGCATTTTTCATGCGGTCTTGTGTCGATTTGCTTTCGATGTGATATTTTTCCAAAGCATAGCGAATCGCATCGATAACGTGGTTATTCGCATCAATTGGCTCATTCAACCAATTACCGTCTTTATCTTGCTTGTAGATATAAGTGTCAAATTCCTCTATCGTTTTTTCGCAAGACGGATGAATATAAATTTTGAATTGTTTCATAAAGTCTATGCCAGCATTGATTGATCCCTTGCCTTTCACGGAGGCTTGTATTCTTCTAACGCCCTTCGATCTCAACTCTGCTATTAAGCGCTGTTCTGCGCTGTCTGCCGTGATTTCTGCGTTTAGCATGTCGTTCTTAGCAATCATCTGATAAATATCTTCGGTGGTCATAGCATGCTCGTAATACTCTGCATATATCCACAGTTCTTTTTTATCCAAATCCACAGCTAAGCGAGGGAAAGTGGTTGGATCATGTGTGAAGCCGAAGTCAAGACCTGCGGCTGTTTCTCCTACTCGTTTAATCGTGGTCTGTATATCAAAGTCACGAACGCTGTAATTCTCGAACACCAACCCTTCAGCAACTCCCCACTCCCCATCACAGACAATTCTAGCCCGCCTAGGGTTCGTTTGGTACAAGTCCTCATAACGCTTGATATCGACTTCATCAAGCCATTCATTACACCGATAAGTCGTTGTAAGCGATAGCGTGTCTGCTCGCTGAGTCTCCTTGTCAAAAAAGACACGTTTGAGCCAGTGTCTTTCATTCCACGGGTTAAATGTAACCGTGATTTGTTTAAAAAAATCAGGCACGTCTAAGCTACCACGGATAGACTCGACTACTGTACTGAACTTGTCTTCAGTCTCGATTTGATACGCTTCCTCGAACCAAGCCCAACAAAGAATGCCGACATCGACCGTGATAGATGTGATTTTAAGTTCATCATCCAAACCACGAAATAGAATTTTTTGACCTGTTTCTTTGACAGTTATTTCAGGCAACGACTCGTTGAATTTAAACTTATGAGCGACTTTCAGTTGGTTAGCTGCCCACTTGAAATCCGTGTAAGTCGATTGCTTATTCGTATTCGAGTATCTACGGATGACAAGTAAGTTAGACCAGGGATATTTCAAAATACGGGTAACATGGTTCAAAGCAGTTGTCTTCGATTTCTTCGAACCACGAGATCCTTTTACAACTCGATAAAGATTTCTCGAGCGCCAGAACTGTCCGTATCCAGCTCCTACTATCTTAGGTAGGTCTACAACAATATCATTCTGTTTAATCTGGTATGTCTGATTCATTCGCAAACACCACCGTTCCAGAAATATCTGCCTCCACCTTGTCCGTCCAAAGCCTGTGACGTTTTCCTAAAAGCTCAGCCGCCTTGATTCTATCTTTCGCCCCGACATCTATATCCGTAATCGTTTGACCTAATTCTCCAATGCTTATCAAGGTCTGTTCTTGTGTTTCTCCTCGCATGACCGAGGTTAGGTAAGTAAGCACCTCTTCCTGTGTTGCAATCTTCTCAGACGCAAGCTGAGCCAGTCTTTCATCGATATAAAATTTGATTGTAGTATTTTGTAGTAACTTAGATGCGTTTGTATTAGCATATTTAGAGCTATACCCTGCCTTAATAGCTGCATCTGTCGCATTCCCGCTGATGATGTACTCGTCAGCGAATCTCTGTTGTTTTAAAGTTAATTTAGCTATTTTCCATCACCTCCATTTTTTTACAACACAAAAAGCCACACGATTGTGTGACTTAATGCTAGACCTCTCACAGACTTTGCAGGAA